GAATGCGCAAGTGCGTTCTTCAGAAATGCCAGAATATCCTTCCGGTTCTGCAAGGTAGCCCGGGACGGAGCGACAAGTTCCGCTTTTCCGAACATCTTGTAAGCCACCTTCGGAGAGGGAGTATAGCCACCGGCGTCACCACTAATCGTCTCAAGAACAGGGAGCAGAATGCGAAGCTCGCACTTATAAGTGCCAGCGTTGCCGTCAGACTCGACATTCTTGAGGGTGATCGTGGGAACGCCTATGGAAATCCCACCCGAAACGTCCTTCCAGACAGCGAGGCCGAGATCGGCCCCGCGCATCGAGAAGGTTTTGGCGACCGGAGTCGTCTGACCGTCATTTAAGACGAGGTTAGTTTGCGCAGACATGGAATTGCACCATTCGCCTTACGGCGTAAATAGCCCCATGGAGGGGCGGGGTTAAAGAAAACGCTCACGCGTTACCTAAAGAGCACTCGCATAAGAGACGCGGCCGTAAGGAACCTTGACAAAGGGTCCCCGCCGATAGGACTCCGAACCTTGAGCACGTAAGAGGGCCAACTCGACATCGTTGTCCTTCGAAATTCGAAGGCTTTCTTTGTGAATGAACCACTACGTGACCACGGATAAGGAGTCTTACCAGAGTCCGCATAGTTGTGCGAGTAAGTCACCCACGTCTTTTGTGTCTTTCCGGATCGCCCATCAATAAGGCTAAATCCATCGAAGGCCGTTAGACTTTCGAGGTACGTACCCACCGGTACGAACCAATCAACCACAAAGGAGTAAGGAAAGAGCTCCCAACCAAGGAGCAACGGGTTTGTGATTCCCGTCTGAGCGAGTATGGACGAAGCTTCTGAATCGAGACGCCAGTGCATTTTATACTTTACACTGACGGTCGCCTCATAGCTCGCCCATGTTTTCGTATGACCCATCAACTTGTCAAGTTGCGGGCCTGAGTATGAAACAGTCGCTTTTCCGCTAGCAACGGCCACCCCAGAAGGGTACCGTTGTTTGTGGATGCGCTCTGCCAAGTACTCAGCGGTCCCGTACACGTCTGAAAGCAGTGGTTTCCAGCCGTAGACAAACTCAAGCCAATGATTGGCAATACGTTTATCTGCCGGACTGTTCTCCACTCGCCTCCAGGCGCTTCGGACGCTTCTGGCCTCAGTGCCGGAAAGGCTCAGGGACTTGGTAAAGGTCCCTAAGTCAGCGCGCTTTAGAGCGCGCGCTGCCGATACGACGCGGTGGGCTGTGGATGCCAGAAGTTCGGCAGTCTGCTTTCGTTCACCTAAGAACTGAGCATAGTTGACACGAACCCCTGACAATTTTTCGCCTAGACGCATCATAGCCTTATTACCCGCCAGAGAGCTAAGATCATTATGTAATCCTAGCCCAAGCGGGGTAAACGTGTAACGACTCGCACAAGGCGAAACCTCGTTGAAGTAAGTCCACCCATCGTAGCTTTGTGTATCACTACGGTAGGGCGTACCACTTTCAACCCAGTTATACTCAACTACATACTCGTTGTAGGGTAGTAGTCTACTCGAGAGGCGAAGGTTGTTATAATTCTGTGTTACAGTACCCGTATATGCCCGGTGGTAGGGGGAAACCCCTGCCTGGGACACATATGAGCTGTCCACAATTTCATAATTTCCAAAGCTTCCCCCGTGGCGGCCATTTTTGGTGACCGAGAGAACTGGGGTAACTTGAGGTGAAGGTCTTGGCACGTTTACACTCCAGGAAGTAAAGGGGCAGGGCCCCCTACTAGAGCCCGGTTTC